ATTCCAAATCCAAAATATACACCAGAAGGTAATGAGCCGCTGCGTGTGGAGCGTGAAGTGATCATGCTCAGGGCACCCACGAAGGAAAGTGAAATTGCACGGCTCACCAATACACTAGAAGTTGATCAAACCAATCTGGATTATGCAATACGGAGCATCCGGGATTATGAAGAGATGTTACGTGTCGAAGGCGCATTGACAACGGAGCAGATGAGTGCGTTGGCTAATTACAAAAGGCAGATTCAAAATTTGCCGGACACTATCAAGGTAAACACAAAAGAGCTGAAGCGGCTGCAAGACGGGGGTCATCCAGAAATGGATTTTACCTTCAAATCGGTTTTGACTCATGAATTACAACATGCAATCCAACGGATCGAAGGATTTCCAACAGGTGGTAATCCTGAAGGTGCCTGGAAAAGTGCAAGAGATGAATTAGGGCGTTATCCCGAAAAGTTTGGATTGACACGGTCTGAAACCACAGTTGCAAAACAGAGGAATGACCGTGCATTTGCCAATGTGAGGATGCTCTATGATCTGGATTATCTCCATCAACTGGAAAAATTCAAACTGAGTGATAATCCAACCCAAAATGCACGTTTCATCCGAAACAGTGGATTCATGTCTACTGATGAACTGGCCCGTGAAATAGGCAGTCCACCGAATCGGAGGAATAAACAGAAATATGGTCAGTGGCTGCGGGATGCTGCTGATGTTATCCAGAGGAAAATCATCAACCAATATTCAGAACCGACTTCTGGAGAGTTGACCAAAAACACACGGCGTTTCAAGAGAATACTTGGTGATATGTTTTACCATGAAGCAAACCGTGGGTTGGATGTTGAAAAATACGGGCTTCCGCAACAGATTGGAGATGAAAGATTAAAAAAATTCAGTGTTACAGATGATGCTGGAAATTTTCAGTATGGTCAGCCGTGGGCCACCATTCCACGGAACATCATCCAGAATGCCATCAAACGTGAGCAGACCATCCTCCGGCAGACTCAGAAAGGAACTGCCATTGATGATAAATTAACCAAGGAATTGGATCGGTTGTATCGGCTCAAAGATCATGATGGATATCACCGTAAAATCTATAATCTGCTGGCAGGAGAAGCAGAGGCCAGGGCGGTACAGGAACGGTATCGGTTATCTCAAGTCTTGGATTCTGGTGATTTGGATAAAATACCAACAGAAGAAGGGGGCCGATACGCTCATGGAGCTTATGATGTCAATCCTGCCGATCTGTTTTATGTCTATGACCGGAATCCTGCTGCGGGTGTAGCAGCCTCAGCTGCCGTCAACGTACCGAAATCCGACATGGGTTTCACAAGCCCTGCGCTGCGCGTCATCCTGGGATCCCAGAAGGAACAGATGCCCAAAGAAATGTGGTTGAAATACCTCCGCGGGAATGGTGTGAAGGATCCTGAACTGGAATTTTCCGGCCTCGGTTCATGGCTCAAGGAACAAAAGGGCCAGGTGAGTAAGCAACAGCTGGAAGAGTACATGACAACCCAGAACCAGCTGAAGATCGAGGAAGTGGTTTATGGAGGGAAGGATGCAGATGAGGATTATATGGTCATGAAATACGTTGAGCAGCGGATGAACGAATATGAATTTGTTCCGATTGGACAGGATCCGGCGTTTGCTGATGATATCGCGGAGGATCTTGAGGATTACATAGCAAATTGGAAAAACGGATATTACACCAAAGTTTCTCACCCACTTTTATACAAAAATAAAAATGTTGCTTTTGAAACAGAGGATGAAGCACGGGAATTTTTTAAAGCCGAAATTGAAAACCAGTATGTTGTAGTTGACCCGAATGGTGAATATGTGCGTGATTCAGGTGGGACAATAGACATTCATCCCACCGTGACATCGGCCCGGCAAGAGATGGATTACAGGATCGAAAGTGATGCCCGCCGGATGTCGAAAGAGGAATTGATGCAGTACACGGGCGTTGAGGAAACCAGCCAGGATTTTTACGGCCCTGTCAAATACGGTGAGGGTTCCCTGACCACCCCCGGTGGTGAAAACTACCGTGAGCTGGTGCTGTATTGGGATAAGCCTGGGGGTAATATGCTTCCACCAGGATATACTTCATCAAGAATGCCAGATCCCCAAAGACTTGCTGCTAATAAACCAGTATGGGCGGTTTATGATGAGAAAGGCACAATTGTAAACACTTCAAGTGTAAGCCAGGAAAAAGCAATTGAAGAGGTGGTTGATGCACTGGGGCAACCTGGCACAGAATCCCTCTGGTTTGGATCCCACCAATTCACGGACAAACCAAACCCGCTGCTGCATATCCGATTCAATGAACGAGTTGATGCAGATGGTAAGAAGATCCTGTTCATTGAAGAAATTCAGTCAGACATTGCAAAGCGTGGCCAAAAGGAGGGGTTTAAGCCGGGTGACATTAAAATGCAAACCAGCAGCCCGAAATTAGTAAAACTCCAAGAGGAATATGACCATGTCAATGGTCAATATCAGGTAGCAGTATATGGGACTGGCCCCACTAGGGAATTAGAAAAGCGCATAAAAGAGCTAGATACGCTTATTGAAGCCGAAAAACTGCGGTTGATACCACTTCCTCCAGGCACAAAGGTCACTAAGGAAAAGAAACCTGGTGGTCCTGAAATGTGGAAAGTGGAAACAGGGGAAAAATTCAAAGACCGTTCAATGAGTGACGAGTCTGTTGACACGTTTTGGGGCATGGACAAAGAGGAGGCCATTGCAAATGCCAAGTATTTCATCCGGCGAGCAGCCGAAAGCGGCATAGACCGCGCCCCCTTCATCATGGACACGAAGGATTACATGGAGCTGGGTTTGAAACGTATGATCCTCTGGGCCTCAGATAATGGATTCGACAAAGTAGCCTGGACCACGGGAGAGCAGCAGATGAAGCGTTACAATAAGATGGTTGAGGGTATTCAAGAGCTGACCGTTGCGCGTAAAACAGGTAAAAGAGAAATCGATAAAGAGTCAAATACCTTCCGAGTATTAGGTACAGGCGTGGGTGGCAACAACCTAGATTCGGGAGATATAACCAGGAAGCAACTGGATGATTATGTGGGGGAAAGAGTTGCGGAAAAAGTAGTTAAAGATATGGATGCGGTTGAAGAGCCATCTATTGATATTAGTTTAAAAGGCGAAACATACGAATCAATCGAGGTTCCTGTTGAGGATCTGAAACTACCTCAAGACCCCAAACACTTCCTCATGGTTGCCTATGACAAGACCCTGAAAAACGTGGCGCAGAGTCTCGGCAAGAAATATGACGCGAGGGTTGGCCAAACGGCTATTGAAACAGAAAAGCCATCAACAAATCGACTTAGGTATGAAATAAGAGCAGCAAATGGCGAAGCTATTGATGCATTTCCTACTCAAGAAATGGCTGAAACTACGGTGCAGGATCATATTGCTGGGGGTTGGGATGACCCGCAAGCACCAATGCCCTGGTCTGTTGTTGATCTAGGTGGTGGTGGGCCAGAGACAGAACCCATCTGGACCCTCAACCTTTCTGAAAAACTGAAAAGTGCAGCCAAGCAGGGCCTTCCTTATATGGCCGCCGTGCCACCGGGGGCATTACTCTACCAAAAACAACAGGAACGTGACCGCACCCCCGTGAACCGGGCGGCTGCTCGACCCTTAGCCATGCAAGCCAATGTTCAATAATCCAAAAACCGAAGACATCAAGGAACTGGTTCAATTTTTAGGTGAAAACCGAGTGGCCCGTTTCAAAGGGCTAGGGATCGAGGTGGAGCTGCACCCGGATCTGGATCGGCTCATGGAGCAGCCACAAACGACACCCATGACCGACACGGAGATCCAAGACCAATACTTAAATAGGAGTTTATCATGAGTTTCTGGTGGCAAAAGGATGAAACCGAGCTTGGCAGCGCGGTTGCAGATGTAATCTACAAACTCAAAGAGGATCACTATGGCCGTTTCACTCTGAACCTCGACATGCTCCGCATGTATTCTCAGAGGGATTATGAGGCACTGGATCGGTTCAACCCTGAAACCCGTGCCATGTCTTTGAGGGCAGAGGATTTCAGGATGCGTCTGAATGTGATTGGAAACATGGTCGACACCCTCACCTCGCGGATCGGTAAGAGTAAACCCAGACCGATGTATTTGACCAAACGTGGAGATTACAAACTACGCCAACGTGCGCGGCTGCTTGGAGATATGATGGAAGGCGTTTTCCATCAGACTGATCTCTTCAGGCTCATGCCTCAGATATTTCAGGATAGTTGTATTTTCGACATTGCAGCCCTCAAGGTGGGCCGTGATGGAAATGAGCTTTTTACAGAACGGGTTTTTCCAAATGAACTGGTCTGGGATATCGATAGCGCCCTTTATTCAGGGATGCCGCCAGCATTGCACCAGATCAAGGCCATGCCGATGGAAACCCTGATTCAACTCTACCCGGAGCTGGAAGCAGATATCCGATTCAATGCAGAAAAGATTGAATCCGATGATGGATCAGAAGGCCGTGAGGCCGACATGCTGGAAGTCATAGAATCGTGGCATCTGCCTTCGATCATGGGTGGTGATGACGGGCTGCATTGCATCACCATGAACCAAGTGGTTTTGAGTGCAGAACAATATACATATGACCGTTACCCGTTTGTATTCCTGAAATGGGGTGAGGCAGGAATCGGCTTTGCAGGGATCTCCCTCGCGGAGCAGTTGAAGAATGTCCAGTTTGAAATCAATAAATTATGTCTGAGAATCCAACAGGCGATGCATCTGTTGAGCGTGCCGTGGATCTTTGTCCAGGCCGGGAGCCGTGTGGTGGATTCTCATCTCAGAAATGTTCCAGGTTCAATCATTTCCTATGTCGGCAGTCCACCCGTTTCGTACACCCCCCAGGCAATGCATCCAGAGGTTTATTCACACCTGGATCGGTTGTTTCAGAGGGCCTACGAAATTGCAGGAGTTTCTGAATTATCTGCAACAGGTAAAAAACCAGCTGGGTTGGAATCAGGTGCTGCACTCAGAGCATATCATGACATTGAAACGGAGCGTTTTATTTCAGTCGCACAACGTTACGAAAATGCATTCATGGACGCAGCCAAATGGTTCATGGATCTGGCCCAGGAGATTGTCAAGGATTCAGGATCCTTTCCTGTCAATGGAATCACCAACAAATCGATGAAACAGATTGATTTCAAAGACATCAAAATGGCAGAAAAGGATTTTATCCTTCAGCCTTACCCGGTCAGTCTCCTACCCTCGACACCCGCAGGGCGACTCCAGGCCGTTTCGGAGTTGGTGAGCAGTGGGATCATCACGGATCCAAGTCAGATTGTACGGTTGCTCGATTTCCCTGATCTCCAAAGTGTCACCTCACTCATGGAAACCCAGGAAAATGACATTGATTGGAGGATCCAGGAGATTGAAGAGCATAATATTTATCATGGCCCGGAGGCCGTCATGAATCTCCAGTTTGCCAGCCAGCGCATGATCCAGGCATACCTGGAAGGTCAACAGGATGGTTTGGAACTCGATAAATTGAACAACATGCTTCTCTTCATCGATCAGTGTCAGGAAATGATGAAGCAGCAGCCCACCGTAGGACAGGCACCAGCAGCTCCAGGTGAGGAACCCGCAGCAATGCCTGAAACCCCAACTGGAGGAGGAGAAACCCCGCCGATGAACATGGCGGATATCATGGGCGCACCACCAGCAGCGGCCCCGTCTGAACCCTTACCCGCCTAACTCATGGAAGAGCAAGAAGGACAAGAAACAGCAGCGCCATCTCAGGATGATATCGATCAGGCGCAGATCAATGAATGGATTCAGGATAAGATTCCTGACGAGGTTGAAGTCGAACAGGAGGAATTTGATGCATCAGATCCTTTAATACCTCTTGAAGTTGTTCCACCACCAGAGGATCCACCAGAAGAAAAAACAGAATCCACAAGCAGGGCCTTCACAAAGTTGGCAAAGAAGGAACGAGAAATTCAGGCGCAGCGTGAGGAACTGAAGAAGATGCAGAATGATCTGAAGCCTTACATGGATGCAAAAAAGTCAGCAGAATCCGGTGATATGCTTGGTGCCATGAACCAGGTCGGATGGAATTATGAATCTGCAACCAACCAGGTGCTGAATGATGGTAAACCTCAGCCTCAGCAGCAGCAGGGTTTGAACCCGGATCTGGAAAAACGCCTGTCTGCATTTGAGAATTCCCAAAAGAAACAACAAATAGACAGCTACATTGCAAACCTGAAGGAAATTGTAGACACGGATGAAAACTATGAACTGGTCCGTGCAAAGTGGGATGATACGGTGCCGATGATCCTCCAGTTGCAAGAAATAGAGGCAAAAGAAAGCGGAAAATTACGTGATCACAACAATTTACTTGACGATATTGAGAAATATTATGAGGATATTGTTATCAACCTTGCTAAATCTGCAAAGTTGAAAGACAAAATCGGGCTGTCGGATGCAGCCCAACCCACCCAGGAAATGCCATCCGATAATTCTCCAAGGAAAAGACCGAGAACGCTCAGAAACAGTGTTTCGCGGCCCTCTCCGCCTACTACGCGGGAGCCGAGAACACGCCGGGAGCGTCTTGAGGAGGCTCTGGCCGTGTTTGAATCTCAAGGGAGGTCCGCATGATGTCTAAACGGAGATTTAGATGGCAACAGCAACAACTCTTACCAGTTGGGATGCTGCTCTAAAGCAATACTACCGCGCCAGGGCGGTCGATGACTTGGTTTACAAGTCGCATCCTCTTTTCGAACTTCTTCCAAAAGACCCGAAATTCCGTGGTCGTAACATGCCAATACCAATTTTGTATGGTAGAGGCCAGGGTGTATCAGCGAATTTCGCAAATGCCCAAAGCTATGCAACCGCATCCAAGATAGATGATTTTCTGCTCACCCGTGTGAGTAAGTATGGGGTGGCAACAATTTCCGGCGAGGCCGTAGCTGCCTCCGAAGGTGACCGTTACAGTTTTCTGTCAGCGAGTACCACGGAAATCGATAATATCATCAAATCGGTTGGTGCATCGGTTTCAACATCCCTTTATCGGGATGGATCTGGTGCAATCGGCCAGTGTAATGCCAGCGTTTCCAGCACCAGTCTGGTACTGAAAACGACCAATGATGTGGTCAATTTTGAAGTCGGAATGGAGCTTCAATTTTGTGCAACAAAGACAGGAAGTTCCGTGAAAAGTGGCTCGGTGACAATCACTGCCATTAACCGGAATTCTGGAACTTTGACCGTGGACGCCCTCAGTGCAATTGATGGCGGATCCGGCGTGGCAGCCAATGATTATATTTACCAGTATGGTGATTATGATGGTGCCATTTCCGGCCTGGATGCATGGATTCCAAGCTCTGCTCCTGGAGCAACCTCATTTTTCGGAGTAGACCGATCCGTTGACACAACCCGCCTCGGCGGCCAGCGTTATGATGGATCTTCTGACACGATCATCGAGTCACTTATCGAGGGGATGGCCATTGTAGGTCGTGAAGGGGGAACCCCGTCACACATTTTCCTTTCATATAGTGAATTTGTGAAACTGGAAAAAGCCCTTGGAGCACAAATCAAGCGTGAAGTTCAGCGCAAGGATAGCATCTCTGGTTATGCCAGCCTGGAAATGATAGGTCCATCAGGAAGTTGTGAAGTAATTCCTGATAAAGACTGTCCTGATTCGGTGGCATACATTCTTCAAATGGATACCTGGACATTGGCTTCCATTGGGGAGGTGGTTCAACTCACTCAGTTGGATGGCAACCGTGTTTTGCGACAGGCTTCCGATGATGGAATCGAGGTTAGGGTCCATAGTTATGCGAACCTTGGCTGCGGTGGACCAGGTTGGAATTGTCGCGTCACCCTCCCATCATAAGGAGGAACCATGGCTGGACGAATATTCTATGGTACGCAGAGTTTGCAGCCTGAACTGAAAATC